ACGCTCTATGACGTACTCGCAGTCATCTATGCTAGTAGCAGAGGGGTCGGGGTGAAAGTCCCATATCGACACCATCTCAATCCGTGGAACGGTCTTCTCATCCGGGTTATAAACCCGTTCTCCCTCTTCGTTACGCTCCCACTTGTGGACCCGCTTGTAAAAGTTAAATGGTCCCTTTACAACACCAGTTCCCAAGAGGGCTGCTTCGAACACGGAGTTTCGCATCACGTTCACAGCGTTTGTGTCAGTGAGTTGGTCGTGTATAACTTTTTCCATCCGCAGGGCTGCTTCTTGAGCCGGACTAATCTGTGGTTCGCCTATCCGTGCCGGACCCTCTGCTAGGTCTAGTTGTCCATACTTGGACTCTAATCCACCTAGGAAGTCACCACCGGGTTTTGCTTGTAAGGCACCGGGAGCTAGTTCGCGACCATCCCCTGAAAACCCGTAGGGGTCCTGTTCAGTTGCTTCGTCCAAGGGGGTCTTCATGTGAGCAAACTCCGCAATGCCTTCCGGCACGGGAGTTGATTCCACAACCAAGGGAAACTTCTTGTTTGCGAACAGGATGTCTATGATTTGACCAAACGCAGCAAGAACCTTTGTCTTGGTAATTCTAACAAAGACCTGAGACCGTTCGGAATCACGATACTGAGTTGTAGAGTCGTAGATACCTCTAAAGTTTTTGTATGCCTGTAGCCAACGTTGCTCGTGAGCAAAGCGACCAGTTTCAGCATCCCTAAACTTTGAAGTTACGTACCCTGCAAGACCCGGCATCTGTTCTTCGGGAGATTGTACCGGAATTACCGTGTCATCATCCGGCTGGAGAAAGTTATCTTCAGACATGTATAGTCCTAGCTAAAGTAGTTTCTGTCTTCTGCCATTGTGTTAAATGAAGCTTCTACAGTAGGCTTGGTTTGCTTCTTGGGCATATCTTCTGTGATTGGGCCTGTCTTTACACGAGTCTGAAACTCAAGACCTTCACGGTATAGCTTTGATGCACCCTCATCTGTATCGACGCTGACTTTATCAGAGTTCATTACATAGGCTGCACCGTAGTTGTAGTTATTGTCTGGCATCTCTGCCTCCTAGTTAACGGAAAGAAAGCCTTGGTCTTGGGCAGGGGCGGCTTGAGGAACCCTGTCCGGTTCTGGAATCATGCCAGAATCTCTTTGTGAAATAGCGCGGTTGCGAAGCTCGTCAATGCGTTTTTGTTCTTCTGTAGCTGCTACACCAAAACCGCTGGCGGTATCTGCTATGTCGGTCATTGAAAACGGGGTTAGTTCACTAGCTCCGCTAAATGCTCCTACAACTTCCTGTGCTACTGCAGGCAATCCTAAATCTGCTGCTTCTGATTTACCAGCTATGTATCCTGATGTTGCCGCAGCAATAGGAAGAACTTTTTTAGCACCGGGAATCTTTTCTATTTTTTCTACTGCCTTACCAAAGTTTTTAATCAGGCTGTCAAAGTCGATGCCGTTCCGTTCGAAGAATCCCTTGGTATCAGGAGACAAGTCATCGAAGTTCTTGGGAGTAGGAGATTCGACGGTAGGACTTAACTTAGCCCGTTCGTCGGCTCGTATCGCTTTAGTTTTTTCTTCTCTCTGAACCTTGGCACGGATTGCTTCCTCATCTAGGTCGCCCATTTGAGCTTCGAGTTTCAGTCGCTTCGCTTCTGATTCCGTAGCACTTAGCTTTAGTTCCTGACTACGAGCTTCACGAACATCCTCCATCAGGTCGAGGTCGGCATCTGTCAAGGTCCCTTGAACCTGTGTGCCAACAATCTCTGCACCCTTTGGTATAACAGCTAGTTTGGGTGAGCCACTGCTAGTCAAGCCCTTGGCTTCCACATTCATGGATGCAGGTAGTTCGTTGAGGGTAGATAAACCTAGCACCTCTCCATACATGTTCTGTAAGGCACGAAGGGCTTGCTTGGCTGTTGTTCCTTCACCCGTAATAATCTGTGATGCGTAGTGCTTACGAGTGATGGCTTTCATACCATCAATAGTTTCATCAAAGGTTGTGTGTCCCATGATTGCACTGGCTTCAGACTTGTAGCCTAACTCGTTTGCAATGATAGACGGGATAATCTTACGAATGTCCGAAGCACCGGCAACTTCTCTACCCATATCTTTTGCAAAGGGTTTGAAGCGGGGACCAATACCATCTGGTGCCTTGACAGCAGCAGACATCCTATTTACAAAACTAGCTGTAGCCTTCTTAGGGTCCGTGACATCCTTGCCCAAAAATAAATATTCTCTGCCCTCTGCTCTAGCAGTGTCAGCGGCATCTCGTAGTATCTCCAAACCTACTTCTGGCAGGTCGAGTTCATTACGAATTTTATTAACATTCCGATAAGCTTCCTTGAACGCCCCTGTTTCGAAATCTATGTCGTCTAGCTTAATACGGGCAACTTCGCCCGGACGTAAAGGGACCAGTGCATTGAAAGCAACTGCAGACCGTACCATAGGGTCTTTGATGGATGCCACACCATCTGTTAAGGCTTTTAAGGATTGCCTTGCTTCGGGAACCCCTTTAAATGCTTTTGTACGTCTAGCTTGTCGTGCTTTTGCAAGAAACTCGCCATCGACTTTTATTTTTCTAGCTTGACCACCTTGTCCAAAAACATTTGCAAAGGGAGCAACCTTACCCTCTTCAGTATACGAACCTATTAAGCGTTCCTGTGTAGCTAGTAGTTCTGTAAAGTGTGCTTCCGAACCTACATCATTTAGTTTTATAAGAAACTCTTTGTTGGCAAGACTTGTCCACTTATCGCTCAACTTAACGCCAGCAGCTTCAATAGCTTTTCTCATAGATGCTGAAGCCTTGCCTCTTAAATCGAGAGCTTCACCTACTGTGATATTTTTATTTACTTCTGCCACGGGTTTCTTTGATTCACCTATAAATTTAAGAGGACTAAGAGGGTCTTTATCTGTTAGACGATTAATATAAATGTCCTCGTCGTCTATGTTAATCCACTTAGCAAGTTTTGGGTCTTGTCTAGATGTAGTTTTATACATATAGCCTGATGTAGCTTCTTGGCTATATAGCCGCAAGATTTCTTCTTTCGGAACGTCTCTACTAGAAGGTCTTAACTCATCGCCGTGATAAATGTCATAGACATCGCCACGCTTTCTTATTTCTCGAATACCACCCTTTGTTTGCTTGCCATCAGACCCTTTTTCATTTTTCATAAACCCAATAACAATAGAAGGTTTATTTAAGTCGGCTTCTGTTATGGGCTTACTGGCAAGACTATTTTCTTTTACAAACTTTATATCGTCGTCTGCCATAATCAATATCCGAACGTAGCATCATAGGGCTGAAAGGCTTGGTCTTTGATGCCCTGCAGTTGTTTGTGTATTGAAGTGTATCCGCTGGTTCGCGTCATAACCATATATCGCAACGCATCGTAGGCATGGTCCTCTGCTCTCGTGTCTACATCTTCACTGTTAGTTTTGGAGAGTGGAATGCCTGATAACTGTGCAATGATATGCTTACAAGTGGAAAAGATTCTCATACGGGGTTCATTAGAGTGGGGGTCGTCAGCAAGCCGCCTGTGTAGTTCCATTTTTCCTTGTAGACGATTGCGGTCGGATGGAGTCCACCTAACCCCGGCCCTCATCATAGTCTCTGCGATAGAAGGGCCGAATCCGGTCTTGTTCCAGCATGAGGAGTCAAGGACCGTATAATGAGGTAACGGGTCCAACTCCTCACATTCTAATATTTTATCAGCTAATTGCTCTGCTGTCAAGTGTTTTACGTAAAGTTCGCGATAAATCCAAATATTGTTATCCCAATCAATAGCACCCCACAGGACACACGACGGCGACGAGTAGCCGTAGTCGGCGGCACGTATGCGGGGCCAGTTCGTGGGAAGCTCAAAATGTTCGACCACATGTCGTACCCTCGAAAACTCTGGGAAGGCCGCTCCCTCTGCCACATCCCAGTCCCCTTCTAGGAGTCGTCTACGCTCGACATCCGGGAGTGACCGAAGCATGGCCTCGTATTGACCATCTGCCATCAGGAAGGGGTTGTCAGTCAACCTCGCTGGGATAAACTTGCGGTAGAATAGGGGTTGACCTGCTTTTGGATGGTTGTCAGGCCACACAAAGGTTCGACCTGTTTCTAAATCTTTAGCTCCGAACGCCTTGTTCTG